AGCCGTGAAGGTTCATCTGTCCTAGACCAATAGCTCTAGACTTCTTGTTACCCTCGGCAATGGACATGACAGATTCAATGTAGCTGATGTCTGCAACAGATGTCAGTGCCTTGATAGCTACCTCTACGGTCTTACCAAAGTTTGGAGACTCCATAGCCTTAGCAATATTAAGAGAGCCAAGATTGCAACTAATGTCCTTACCGATCTGGTCATAGCTAAGGTCTGCATTGTATGTTGTAGGAGTGTTTACCTGCAAGATCTCAGAGCAGAGGTTTGACATATTGATTCTTCCCTCAATAGGGTTGACTCTATTGACAGTATCTTCAAACACGATGTATGGATACCCCGACTCAAATTGCAACTCAGCAATGGTTTCGAACAAAACCCTAGCCTTCATCTTCTTTTTACGGATGTCTGGATTGTCAACCATTTCCTGGTACTTTTCTGTTACAGAGATATCTGACATGGGAACGCCATAGACTCGCTCTACATCATGTGGAGAAAACATGTACATGTCTTCATTAGTTTTGGCTAGCTCCAGGGTAATGTCTGGAACAACAACACCAAGGCTAAGGGTTTTAATTCTAACCTTCTCATCGGCGTTCTCCCTCTTGGTATCAAGAAATTTCATGATATCTGGGTGGTGTGCATTAAGATACACTGCACCCGCACCTTGACGGGCACCAAGCTGATTAGCATAGCTAAAAGAATCTTCCAATAGCTTCATCACTGGGATAACACCAGAAGACTGGTTCTCAATCTTTTTAATGGGTGCTCCGTGCTCTCTAAGGTTTGTTAGGTTGAGAGCTACGCCCCCACCACGCTTAGATAGCTGCAAGGATGAATTAATGCCACGAGCAATAGACTCCATGTTGTCTTCGATACGAAGCAGGAAGCAGGATACGAACTCTCCCCTCTGCTTCTTGCCAGAGTTTAGAAATGTCGGGGTAGCTGGCTGGAATCGTCCAGAGATAATCTCTTCTACCAGATCCTGTGCAAGCTTCTTGTCACCCTTAGCAAGCATCAAGGCATTCATGCATACACGATCTTCAAACCTTTCAAGATATCTTTCTCCATCAAAAGTCTTTAGGGCATAGCCAGTATAAAACTTGTATGCACCAAGGAATGCTGCAAACCTAAACTTATGAGCATAAGCTTGTTTAAACAAAGACTTAATAAAATCAAAGTCGTATTGGTTCAAGACTTCTTCGTCGTAGTATTCATTCTCTACGAGATAGTCGATCTTCTCTTCAAGGCTATGGAAGAAAACGGTATTGAGATTAACATGATCTAAGAAGTAGTGCTTAGCTGCTAGCTTATCCTTATCAAACTGAATCTTTCTATCCTCATCATAGAGGTTGAGCATTGCGTTGTACTCGTGGTAACTATAGTTCTTGTCCATAAAGCAGCGTTAGCCTTTCTTTGATTATGTTTACGTCGTCTTCTGTGCCAAATATTTCTACCTTTGCAATGACTGGCACCCCTGTCTTTGCACTAATTAAGTCTGCGGCTTTGCAAAAATGCTCACCAAAGTTTCTGTTTCCAAAACCGACCACCCCCTGAAGAAGGTTACGATTTTCTTTTATGTTTAAAAAAGATCGTACTTGTCGGGGTATTGCTGCTCTTCCTTCGCCACCACCGTAAGTAGGTACCATAAGGACATAAGGCTGAGTAGCGGTAATACTATTACGATCCCAATCAATAGGAATCCTAGTTGCACTGCTGTCATTTAATTTCTCCACGAATCTCTTAGTGTTTCCAGAATAGTTGGAGAAATAAATAATGTCAATAGGTATCAATTGTACTCTCCGTTTATACTAAATCTAGTGGTTTTGCCTGAAAAAATACCCTACATCTAGATCATTTTGAACTGATCAAGATAGTCTTTAACTTCTTCGGTTATTTCTTTAGGCTTATAGTTTATCACATTATCGGGCAAGTCTTCAACTCGCCTTGGCTTATCCCTGAAGGTATGAATTTCTATTTCTCCAAAGTTATCCCTGGGCGTGTGAGAGATAGCTCCAAAGATAGACCCACATACAGCGTCGGCCAGGTCTTTAGAGCTTTTGCGGGGGTGATCCACCCTGTTGTTTTTCATAATCTTAAGCTGGGTAAGTTCGTCAAACAACAACTCAATCGCTGGGAGGGCTACCCTGTCTTCATAGATAAGCATGGCCATATCTTCATAGTGCTTCTTGGCTACCGATACCGTCTCTGTTCTAATCCCTACAGCGTTTAGCTCATTTTGAATATCAAATGATTGCCAGCGGTCAAAGCTAACCATACCCAAGTCAAAGCCCTGTCTTCTTAAGTTTTGAATCCACTGCTTTACTTCTGAAAGGTTGACTGGCCCCTCTACCCTTGGCTCCCACCAAGCAACAGCATCTACCACGACAACGGGAACAACCTGCTCATAGTCTTTCATTACTTGAATGCTTACCCACTTGTCTACGTGAGCAATGGCTACGGCACACTTGTCATGCTTTTGAGCAAGGTCGGCGTGAACAAAATATTTTACTCCTTCTTTTGGTTTAAAGTTTGAGTCGAATCTTCTGAAAGTGTCCAGAGGATTTCTGATTGTCATTGCAGACCTTACCTTGTCTTGTTGCTTAAAGAAGGCATCTGATGCAAAGGTAGGGACACAGGCAAAACGCATCATGGCATCTCCAATGTCTGTGTAGAATGCTAATTTAAAGTCATCAATTTTTCTAGTGGGGTTTACTTCCCAGGTGGGCCTCTTTAATGCAAAGATTCCAGGATACTTGTATTGCAAGATGTGATCTTCGTCCCACGAAATTTCTAAATTGTTTCCGACAGAGTCTTCTGGCAACTCTGGATTCATTACAAACTTATGAGTTCTTTGAATAATTTCTTTGTCCATAATGGCATCGTCGTATTTGGTAGATATAAAGTCTCCTGGATACCTGGGGAATGACAGCAACACCACCTTGCCAAGATCTGGAAAACGAGAATCTACAGTACCACGGAAAGCCTTGTATATGTTGTCAGCTGTCTTGCCCTGTTCGTTGCCTGTGTTTGTTTCACTAGCGAAACCAGAGATCTCATCAAGGATAGCGACCATCAGGTTCAACCCCTCATGAGACTCCCGTTCGGAGTGCCCAGAGTAAACAGTGACGGAATGATCAAACTCTATAGAGTCCATCTTAGCATAGTACCTACCAGCAAACCAGGGGGACTTCTCAATCTTGGTCTTAAAGCCCTTAAAAAAAACGTTCTTAGCCTGCTGTGCGTTGATAGCAATGTTGATAATATCAATGGCGTCACCAGATGGCTTACCGTAGTATCTAGCTGGGTCTTTAAGGCATAGTAGTTTATATACTATATACGATACTGCAACGGTAGATGTAAAGTCTTTTCCGCTACCCTTGCCAAGCTGAAGAATAATCTCATTCTTAGTAAACTTATTATAATATCTAGCCCCCTCTTCAAAACCCATCAAAGCCTGAAGATCTTCTTTTTTGTATATCTGACTCATGCCTTCTACAACGTCATATTGAATAGAAGATAGTGGTGGCTGGGCCAAATAATTTTCTCCCTCAACAAATGTTTTAGCATCTACCGGCTCTTCGTTAAAGGGACTGTCCTGAAGAACTTCTAGGAAATCATTAAAGTCACTAGGCATCCTGCACCACTGTGATGGTTTCTCCCTGTTTTGCTATCTGGGAAAGCTTACGCATGATCTTATCTCTGATCTCTGGATGCTCTGAAGCGATGTCCATAAGAATTTGTTTTAATATCTCTTGCTTTCTTTCAATCTCAATCATTTCTTCAGCCAGTTCTTTATTTTCTAATAGGCCAGCCTTCTGCAACATTTCAATTCTTTTAGACTCAATGTCCATAACAAGCTTAATAGCGCCAGCCTTAGATCTCAGGTCGCCGTTGGTATCTGCGTCATCTATCACTTCGTATGACTTACCAATTAGTCTGCCGTAGTGTTCATCTGCGGCTGCCAAGGCTTCTCTTGCCCTAGCTCTAATAGTATCATTTGCTGAAGCAACTATTTTCCATTCGTCTATGTATTCTACAACCTGTTTCCTAGGTATAGATAGTTGTTTAGAAATTTTGGTTGGGTCGCTACCCTTAAGATATTCTCCAACAACTTTGTTTATTGTCTCAAGACGTTGGAGTTGCTGTTCTTCGCTTTGCACTGCGTGCCCTTCTCTTTGGAATTCTCTTTACTCTGTCAAGACTGAATGCCCTAAAGCATCCGGCCTGTTGCTTGTAAACCTCAAAGCAGTCTACCCACTGTGCACCCGTTTCGGTGTTTGTTGTAACAGAATCAAACTTAAATCGCATACCCCACTCACCCTGAATCTTAATCAGGTCACCGCGTTCAATTGTGAAATTGCCAAAAGGCATTTCGTAAACACGTTGAAATTTAGTGGACTTTGGCTCTACCTTTATGCGACTACGCAATTCTACTCCTTAGCGTGTGGTTTAGTTTCATGTAATGAATTACTCGATACTTTATTATACACGCTATCGGCTTGGAAGTCAACAAGATTCTCTACCCCCGTATACGACAGGGCACTTCGCAATCCATTAGCAAAGTCATTAATAATATTACTAACACTTCCAACAAAAGGAACCCTAGTTGAGATACCCTCTACACCAGAAACAAAGCCCCTGCCGTCCTCCTGTGCCTCCTTAGACGCCATTCCTCGAAAGACTTTATGTCCGTCTACAACATGTCCTGGAGACTCTTCTGTTCCGGCAAGCATTCTACCGACCATTACGGCGTTTGCCCCAGCAGCCAAAGCCTTAGCAGCGTCACCAGAGTTCCTGATCCCACCATCAGCGATTAAGCTTGGGCCTTCTCCATAGTAAAACTTTTCTCTAATGTTCATGATAGAAGCAAGAGTCGGTACTCCGTGAGCACTAACCACTCTAGTGGTGCAGGCTGAACCACCGCCAATACCTACTCTGATAGAATCTGCTCCAGCATCTCCCAGCCTAGCAAATCCATCCCAGGTTGCAACGTTTCCAGCCATAAGGTGAACATCCCTAGGAATCTCTTTCCGCAAAAGCTCAACGGCGGTTATTGCATTTTGATTGTGACCATTTGCAACATCTACTAAAATAAGGCTTGCTCCAGCCTCGATAAGCATCATAGCGTCTGCTACAAATGCTTTACGAGCCCCGACAGATCCGCCCACATTCCTATGGTCTTTCTGTGCCCTAGACATTCTAGCCATAGAAAGCTGTTCTTCGAGTGGCATATACCTATGAAGGATACCCATCCCACCAAGATTATCCATAGCCTCTACCATTTCCCATTCGCAAACGGTGTCCATTGGTGCTGCAATAATCGGCAGCCCAAGCTCTATTCCATTTCCTAGATTAGTAGCAAGAGAAACATCCTTTCTGCTTTCTATTTCAGAATGCTGGGGTACCAGCAAGATGTCGTCAAATGATAAATGTTCCTTATTACTATACTGTTTCATTTCTCTCCTTAGCAATTAAAAGTAATACTAAATACCCAATGAGGTCAAAGATGGTGTCGTCTCCTGGATACTCGTGACCTCTCTGTACCCTGGAAAGTTTGTCGTCAATACGAACGTAGAGCTGTTCAATGTTATCGTTCTTTGAAAACATTCTTACTGGCTCTAAGGCAGAGTCTCCATACGCCCTGTTCTTTTCTATTAACATCTTCTGGATGCCAGACATTACCCGCTCTATGCTCTCTTCTGTCTCTTTACTCAACGTTTAGATTTCCTTAGTTTAAATTTAGATAGATATACGTAGATTGTTTCTACGCTTACCCCGCACTCTTTTGCGATTTCTTCTGGTGTTTTGCGGTCAAGATGATATCTTTTCTTGAGCCATATTTCATTTGTATAAAGTTTAGCAGCCACAGTATCTCCTTGTCAAGTCAGCTTGTTCCAATTATTTATGGCATAGTGCCCTATACCAACGGCATCTGCCACGTCGTTGTCTTCTATCTTTCTGTCATAAATAGTATTAACAAACCTAATAGTTCTTTGTTTCCTAAACTCTCTCTCCCTGGTCTTATACCAAGACTCACTTCTCTCAGGACTACCGACTCTCAGGTTTGCCTTTTCTGGATTGGTAAGCCTACCATTTCCTATAAAGGTTTGCCAAGCAATAGGATTAATTGATTTAATAATCTTTACCCCAGACATAGACATCGCACCGAGCATAGCCCCTTGAACCAGTGCAAGATCTGCGGCGGTCTTTGGACTGTTGATAAAAACAGTGTGCTCAATTACAATGGCTTCTGGTATTCCATAGTGATCAAAGAATGCTTTTGTTTTTTTGGAAGCATCTGAAACTTTTTGATAAGTAGTTGAACCCTTGAAGTTGATCTTTCCAAAAGACTCTAGGTTATCTCCTTCGAACATTGCGAAGGCTAAGCTGTTGGTGCTAGCGTCTATGGCACAGATCTTTTTGGGTTGGGGATTAATCAAACTTAGGTTTACCATCAGCGATACCCTTAATTTCTTTTAAAGCCTTAGCTACTTCGCTTGGATTCACTAGGCAAATCTGACACAAAGGATCATCGTTATATGCTGAAAGCGTTGTGCCACAAGACTTACAGTTTCTTTTTTTACCCATCATTCTTGTGCGACGAGCAATGACATATCTTTGAGCAATTTTTTCCTTTGTAGCTTCATCTCTGCACCCTGCGGAGCAGTATATTTGATATCCTACACTTGGCTTAAAGGTGTTGTCACACCGCTGACAGTTTTTCATCCAAAGGCTCCAGTTTATCGATCTTTATGTCTCCAGTCCCAGCTTCTGCACATACTTTAGATAAAGGACATGTTTTACATATTTTAGAATTTGAACGATAGTTTTTCTCTGGTAACGTTTTGTCTTCCCAGGCTTTTCTAGCAGTCCTCATCCAATCAAATGCTCGGTTGACCCATCCGATGTAATAATCATTCACTTCAACAGGTATCGCCAAGAGCTCGTGATTGTTTTTATTTTCATAAATTAGAACACCCTTTGCTTTTTTTAGAATCTTCATATAAATAAGAATCTGAATGAGGTGTCCACTCTTTGCCTTACGACTCTTCTTTCTGTACTCAAATCCCTCAGCCATGGCTGTCTTGATCTCTCCAAGAAGCTCTTCACCGTTCCAGTCTAAGATTACGTCTCCGTATCCAAAAATAGGGGGGTCTTGATTAATTATCTTAAACTCTGAGTCAATCAGCATTCCAGCGTCTTCCATTGCTTTCTGAATACGCTCATGTGACTTTGTTCCATTAGTCATGTTTGCCCCAGCGAATGGATCGGCATAGTCTTCGAAGGTTCCGCCCTCGAAAGCCAAGTACCAGTATCTTGCGCACTCTCCATGACCATAAGCAATGGTCGACGGAGCGAAGCTTTTCTTTTGCTGATGACGAGGACCACGGGTGGCTACATAGCCAGACTGAATCTTTTCAATTAGATTGTCCATTTCTGGATTCTTGGGTGCAGGCTTTTCTGAGTTTGCCATAATTTCATTTAATAGGTTTTTGCTCATAATATTATCGGGTAATATATTTAAGTGCAGCAACTAAATCATTAATTGCTGAAGCTGCAGTAAAGTATATGTTCTTCTTGGCCCTGTCTCCTTTGTCTACGTTAGCCATCCAGGTTGCCCTAAAAGACATCTTAGCGGCAATTGCCTGGAGTCTAACAATTTCTATAGTTGCTACATTAATGGGAATGTCTGGTTTGATTATGAGCTTGGCAATCATTGTCAGGGCCTGCGTAAGCTCTTCGTCTTCCGCATAATCTGCAATTTCTGACAAGCCATTAATCATATCAATCGTTGTTTTGTTCTCTTCCACCATATTATTATAGCACCCTCTCAGGGTCTGAGATTTCTCGCTTCTCTTTAATGCTTACACTGCTTGCACCAGGAAGCCAAGGAACAAGAACCTGGTATAATTCTTCAAGTAGTACTACGTCTTGGATCTGATACTTTTTCATTTC